ATCTAGAAAATTGACTATATGATACAGTCTTTTTTCCCAGCATACGAGCCTTGATGGCTAAATCTTTTGGTGTTTTTAATTGCATATATAAATATAATAAAAATTTATGACATAAAAAAATCTGGTAACGTTATTTTTTACCAGATTCTTCTAAGTTTTTTTCAATGTATACTATAGCATCCATGAGTTCTTCTTGTAAATGTATCATCCATTCTTTAAATGATAAATCATCTCTCTCCATGGTTACGCCATATTTTTCTTTTCCGACTTTTGCCCTATCCTGTATTTTTTTGCATACAGAGTCTTCTATTTTACTCATAATTATGCCAATGGAGAAGCTGGGTTTTTAGGTAGTAAATCATCATTAACATGACCACATCTACTACATTCAAATACCGGCATTGGTAAAAAACTTGTATTACCTGATGGCGAAATTGCTGCAGAAACTTTTTTTAATAGTACTACTTGTTTAAATGTAGGGTTTTTACATTCATCACATACCACATCTGGTAAATCTTGTGGTGTCATTCCTTTTAGTGCGCTTCCTAAATTATTTTCCATGTTTATCTCCTATTGTCCCATACCGAAACCACCTGCTCCTAGGTTTGGTTCTTCAGTATCTGTTTTTTTATTTGTAATTATACATTCTGTTAATAACATTGTTCCTGCAACAGATGCTGCTTTTTCTAATGCTACTCTAGTAACTTTTACAGGATCTATAATACCTGCTTCAAACATATCTACTACTTCGTCTAGTCGTGCATCGTAACCCCATTTCATATCTTCTATTGTATTTACAGGATTTTTTCTATCTGCTTTAATTCTTAGCTTATTCCATACAACTTCAGGAGTAAGGCCGGCGTTTTCCATAATAGCATTGAAAGGTGCTTTACATGCGTTTTTAACAAGTTCTATACCCCATTCTTGATCTTCATTTTCACCTACAACTTCAACTTCTCCCATTTCTTCGTCAACTAACCATCTTAATGCTACTCCACCTCCAGGGATAATTCCTTCATCTAATGCTGCTCTAGTTGCGTTTAGTGCATCTTCAACTCTATCTTTCTTTTCTTTCATTTCTAATTCAGATTCAGCTCCAATTTTAATTAGTGCTACACCACCAGATAGTTTTGCTAATCTTTCTTGAGCTTTTTCTATTTCATAAGGAGATTCTGCACCGTCAATTGTTGCTTTAATTTCCTCTACACGAGCTTCAATATTTTCTATTTTTCCTGCTCCATCAACTATTGTAGTATACTTATTGTTTATAGTAACCATTCTAGCAGTTCCAAACATATCTTCAGTAACTCTATCTAGTGTCATTCCTTTTTCAGTACTAACAACTGTTGCTCCAGTAAGACATGCAATATCTTCTAAAACTTCATCTCTTCTTTTACCAAATTCAGGAGCTTTTACTGCGGCTACTTTTAGTGTTCCTCTCATTTTATTTACAATTAAAGCTGCTAAAGCTTCTGCTTGTACGTCTTCTGCAATAATTAGTAACGACTTATTTTGCTGTATTCCTGCTTCTAATACTTTTACTATGCCTTTAATTGTTGATATTTTTTTATTAAATAGTAATATCCAAGGATTTTCTAATTCAACTTGCATTGCATTATTATTTGTAATAAAGTATGGAGAAAGATAACCTCTTTCAAATTGCATTCCTTCTACTGTATCTAATGTTGTTTCTGCTGTTTGAGATTCATCTACTGAAACTACACCTTCTCTACCAACTTTATCCATTGCTTCTGAAATTAACTTTCCAATAAATTCATCATTGTTTGCAGATATCATTCCAACTTCAGCTATTTCACTTGAGTTTTTTACTTCTTTTGCAAGTTTAGATAGGTTTTTTGAAATTACAGCTACGGCTTTATCCATTCCTCTTTTAAGATCTATTGGATTTGAACCATTAGCAATATTTTTTAATCCATTAACATACATTTGTCTTGCTAAAACAGTTGCAGTAGTTGTTCCATCTCCAGCTTCATCATTTACTTGACTAGCTACTTCTTTTACCATTTGAGCTCCTGCATTTTCTAGGGTATTTTCTAGTTCTACCTCTTTTGCAACAGTTACTCCATCCTTTGTTGATGTATATTTACCAAACTCTTTTTCAATTACTACGTTTCTACCTTTTGGTCCAAGTGTTGCTGAAACTGCATCTGCTAAACTATTTACTCCTTTTAAAAGACTAGTTCTTGCATCTTTTCCGAATGTTAAATCTTTATTTGACATTATTTTTTCTCCTTAAATATTAAAAATAGTTCTGCTTCACTTATGATTAGAAACTCTTCTCCTTCTACGTCTACGGCCTTTGCTGCAAATTTAGGATATAGTACTTTATCTCCTACACTGCATTGAATTTTTACTTCTGTTCCAGCTTGTGTTATAATTGGTGGACCAACTGAAACTACTTCAGCTTCATTAGCTCCTTCTTGTGCAATGTCTGGCATAATAACACCACCAGCTGTTTGCTCAATTGATAATTTTTTTAATAGTACTTTACCCGCGATTGGTTCTACGTTCATAACCTATTCTCCTCTTTTTATTGTATTCATAACCTTTTAGTTTATATAATATAAATATCAAATACTACTTAGATATTGCATTTTTTCTATAACTTTCTACTAAATTTTTTACATCATCAATCTTGTCAAATTCATCAAGCTGATCTAGTACTTGTTTTTTAAAGAAAGTTTCATAATCTAGCTCAAACACATCTGTTCTATCATCTATTAAATGTAAATCTTCTTCATTAAGACAAATTGCTTGCTGTCTCTGTTTTATCTTTTTGTCATCTTCACAATTACTTTTTATATAAAATAGTAAAGGTGTATCAGAATGAGAAATTGAAGTATTAAGTTTTTCATTTGCCCAAAATGAAGCTTTAACATGTTGAGGCATAGTTTTTTTGTACATGTCGAAGGCTTTTGTAAACTTCTTATTTATTCCCATAAGCTTATAATCTACTGTTTCTATTTTTTGTCGTAGTAGAGTTAAGTGTTCCATTGTTAAAGTACCTCTAACAGCCATTTCTGCAAGTTTGTTTAATGCACCTTTCATGAATTCAGGAGTATCTTTACGAATAATATTCATACCTCTAATGTATTTTTTACCTGATTCTCTGATAATTGAGTAGTATCTTTTCTTAGAATCTCCAAAGTAAATATATTCTAAGTCATATTCAAACTTTAAATCCATGTGCATGTATTCATCAGTAATTCCAGGATTATACTTTTCAACAAGCTCTTTTCTGAGTTGGTCATTAAAGGTAACTAGCTTAGTTTTCATTTCTTCTTCTGTACTTCCATTTGATTTGACGAATATAGAATCTGTGTCTCCATATAATACATAATGGTCTAAGTTTTGGAATTTTAGTGATGCAAATTTAAGAGCTTGTCTTGCAAAATAAGTAATACCATCTGCACATTCAGGTCTATATAATCTAAAGAAGTTGAATCCCATTGCACCATATGCCGAATTAAGAACTAGTTTATACGCTTGTTGTCTTTTTTGCATTGCAACTACATCATCTCCAGTGTATTCTCCAGCTGATAGAGCTCTATTTACTTCAACTCTTTGTAAAAACAATTTTCTAAGTACTTGTGGAAGTAAACCTAGTTTATATTCATGGTCATAAAACAAGTATCTTTCACCAAATAATTCAGGTACACCATTAATTTTTGGAGTACCAGTGTCAATAAAACCTATGCCATCATCTTTAAGTTTTTGGATAACATCTTCTATTTTAATACCCATTTTTTTACATGATTTTTCTGATACAATAAAGGTTTCTGGACTAATATTAAATGCCATAATAGATGTAGGATAAAGAGATGTATAATCCATAACAGTAACATCTTTGTGACGACCTGGTTCTCTAGGATTAAAAACTATAGCACCGGCATATTGTTGTTTTGCTCTAGTGTGTCTAGTTGGAAATACAATCTTTCCATGGTTTTCTTTTAATATATAGTTATCAACAACCATTGACTTGTGGAATGTACCACCTAATGTGTCAGTATGCGCGATCTGCTGAAGTGTAGTATATAAATCGAATATCTGTATTTTCTTATCTAATTCAGCAAGTATTTCAACATCTCGTATACCATACTCTATAAAACCGTCATAGTTATCTATCCAATCTCTCCATGTAACTTCAGTAAGTTTATCTAAATTTTTGTCACCAAGAATTTCTTTTACTGCTGTTGTAAGTTTCCAGTTAGGAAGATTGTATCCCATATCTTGAACTGCATCCATCATGTCGACATGATCTAAGCCTTTAATATTTATTCTCCAATATTCACCACGTTTTTTAATATAAACGTCTTTTAGTGGTGAAAGATTCTCATACGGTAAACCAAGTCTTTTACATCTATTTATAATATATGGAAGGTCATAACCTGCAGAATACCATCCTGTAAGAACATCTGTTTTCATTATTGATAGTAATTCTATGAAGCTTAGTAAAACTGTTGTTTCATCTTTACAAAGCATATAGTTTACATTATCTTTTTCAGTAATTTTTGGTTGCTCATAATCTTTAGTATGCTCTGGATGCCAAGATATTACCCAATACTTTTTATGAAAGTTTGAATAGCAAACAATAGAAGTTACAGGCATCATTGCTTTATGAGGCATATTTGCTTTAGGTTGTTCTGGGTCAAACCATGTTTCAATATCAAAATACATGATATGTCTTTTACTTGACCATTCCAACTTTCTGTCTAGCATGTATTTGAATTCTGGAGTAACATCTGCTTGGTGAATTCTATCTGGATATTTTTTTACTAATTCGTTTTTAGCCTTTATTGCAGTGTAATATACTTTGTACACTTTATCTCCATATAGAGTAGTATAAATATCAGTTCTTTTACAATCAAACTGACGAATATCTAGAATGTCGTCTATATGTTCACACGAATAGTAAAAATAATCTCGTATTCTATCTACTTTTACGCCTAATCTATTGTCGTCTTCATTATAGCCAAACTGATACATATTAAAGAAGCCCTTGTCGAACTTGCTTGATAACCTTGATAATTTCATATAACTTTTTCTTTATTTATAGTATAAATATAACCAATTTTATTGACTTAGGAAAATCCTGGGCAATTATTTTTACAAAAGTTATTAACAATTATTTTGTTCCAGTACTTCCGAAGCCACCATCACCTCTTTTAGATTTTTTTGTGTATAGGTTTTTTGGTTCAACTTCTACTGGTGTGGCATAATTTACAGGTAATAAAACAAACTGTGTTATTTTATCTCCTCGTTCAATTATTTGTGGTTGATTTCCAGTATTTGTTAAGTTTAAATGAAGTTCTCCTTGATAGTCTTCATCTACTACACATGCTCCTACATGTAGATTTTTCTTAACAGCTATTCCACTTTTGTTGAATGCTATTAAAACATGACCTGTTGGTAAACTAACCTTAATTCCACTTGCTATAAAACAAGATTCTCCAGGTAATAATACCATTGTTTCAAACTCATCTGGAATAAAGAAGTCTATTCCTGCACTTTGTTCTGTTCCTCTTGTTGGACTTTTTACGTTTTTTACTTTTACAAACTTTATTTCTGAAACCATTGTATTTCCTCTACTTCTCTATTTTCTAATTTTGATTCTAATATATTCACAAATGACTTATAATATTGGTCTTTTGACATTTTTCCTGTTGCATCTTCATATTGGCGTTTTATAATTTCATCAAATGCATTTGGATTTTGTTTAAGATATTCCAGTCTTGCAATAACTTCTGATTTGGAACCAACATAATTGAACTTTTTTAATAGTTCATCATTAAATATTCGCATTTCAGGATCGTATCCTATGTCAATAAATGATATTACGTTTCCAATTATAGATTCATTTGTTCTATTTGATATTGCAGATCCTTCATATAATTTATCACTAATAGTCACAGTTGCCTTTGATGTTTGCATTCTATCAAAAAATTCTCTATGTTTTACTTTTTTACTTATAAAGTCAGGATATTTCATATCAACTGTTTTTCTTTTATTAAAATGTTCTGGCTTTAAATTTCCAAACATTTGAACGTTTAAGTTTTCAGGATAATCAAAATAATACTCAATCATTTTATCTTGCCTATGACCTCCTCTAAATGTACCTCCATATATTAAATCTAACCATCTATCTTCTTGTTTAACAAACGGGATTGGTTCATATTCATGTATAATAAAATCTTGTAATGGGAAATAAATAATGTCTGCATATAATATTCCTCTTTTGTCTAAATATTTTTCTTGAAGTGTTTCCATATTATATATTTGTGATATCATAATAATATCTTCTCTGACTACTTCAATTTCATCTCTAGTATATTGGTTATCCCATTTATATTGTATTTGTTTTTTCTCTACATTTGGCCATAACTGTTGTAATGGTAATAACCAATCTGTTAGGAAGTAAAAAACTGGGCATTTAGACTTATTTATAAATTTATAAGCCATTAGATCACCTCTTGCTTCTTGACCACCATAAAAGTTTGCATTACCATTAAATACCAATAAAGCATCATATTCGCTAAAGGAATGGTCTGTAACTTCTGCTAGATCGTGAAATGTTGCATGAGGTAAAGGTATCATATTTCTAGTTCTAGTAGTATGATAGTGAACGTCATGGCCACAGTCAGATAGCATTTTTGTAACTACATTTATTTCATCTGTAAGTATGCTGCCATTATTTGCATTAATAGTGGCGCCAATTTTCATAACATTTATTTTCATTTGTTTTTCTCCTTAATATAATTATCTAAAGCACCAATATATGCAACTGCATCTAGAAGATTGTCTTCTCTATAATTGTAAGAGTGTCTAGATAACTTTAGTGAAACTAAAACTGCGTAGATATCTTCTGCAACAAAGTCTTTTCCAGTCATTCCACTTGCAACTTTTGCAGCTCTTTCCATACCTTCACTAAAAGGTCCGTACTGTCTTTCTTTTTCTTCAGAGCGATGGTTAACCACGTTGTCTGCTCTTTTTAATATTGATTCTTTCTTTTTCATATAAATAGTTTTTTCATTTGTTGTTTGGTAAACGCTAATAGTTCTAGTTTTGGTAAATCTTCTGTTGGTAGCGATATATTCATTTTCTCAATATATTCTCTAGTTATATATGGCCATAATTCATAAACTGTATCTTCACTAAAACAGTTATCCATCATAATATTATCTCGCATATCATAGTGAGTATCATATAAATGTAAACTTCCTGCATGGTGGTAATATGAGCCTAATTTAAGATCAGGGTATATGTTTCTTAATTCATTTAACATGAGTTGTTGAAACAGTGCAAAATTAAATACATCATTACAGAATCCAAATACAATGTCATTACTTCTCATATTTACACCAAGATGTAAATGATTATCTCTAATAAAAAATTGTAGATATTGTGTACATGGAAGATCTTTTGCATTTTTAGTTTTATGATGGGGTTGATGGATTACAATTGTACATCGTCTTGAGTCTTTATCATTAGATAATTCATTTAATATCCAATCCCATTGTTCTCCAAGAATGTATGTGCCATAGTTAGATTCTACTTCTTCTTGGTCGTCTTGTATTTTTAACCATATATTTGCACATTTGCCAATATTATTAGTTTTTTTATGGGCCGATAGATACCATAAAAATTCTAAAACTGAATATACAGGATTAAATTTTCTTGAAGGATGGTCAATGGATAGTTTTCTTGGATCTGTTATTTCCATAGATTGAAACAATAGCTCAGTTTGTGCACTATTATTGCTCATAACTTTATTACCATTATAGGTAATATTCTGTAAGTTTGACTGAAAACAGTCATGTAGATTATCGTATTTTTTCATATATGTTAATATAATAAATTTTCTTGACCTGGAAAAATTATTTTATGGTTTTTTTCATCATCTCCGTAATATTCAAGTAATGAATTGCATCTACGGATTACATGTCCAAATCCTACTGAATTATTCCATTCAGTGCTTTTTCCAAGTAAGTCAATTCCTGTAACCTTTGTTATTCCTAGTGTGCTTGTTATTTGTGATTCTTCAATATATTCTTGCACAGTATTTCCTTCTATTTTTTCATCAAATATTTGCTTAAGTGATTCATAAACTACACTTCCATTATAATATACCTTTCTAAACCAAGGCTTTCCAACTGTGGCTATTTGATTAAATATTTTTGATATTTCAACATCATTTTCATTTTCTAATTTGCACCTATAAACATATTTATCTACAACAGGTAGTGAAAAAGCTTCATTATTTGCATAGTTTTGTTCAATAGAATATTCAACAGTTTTTTTAGAATCAAGACTCAATAAGCTAGGTAAATCACTAGTGTATAATAATTTATCATATACATATTCTATTCCATCTTCTAGTTTTATTAGCTTTTGGGATGCATCTATTTCTTTTATAGTTGTTTCTTCAACTTTGTTTTTTGTCAGCTTTTGAAGTTCATCATATAGAATAATTAGTGAATTTAAAGGAGATTCTCCATTTATTGAAATTACATCTAAAGATTCAGATATAGTTCTAAGATATTCTTTTTCGACATTAACTTTTCCTCTAGTATATAACTTATATATTTGGTCAAAGTTTTTTGGTTTAACTGCAGATAAGGTTGCTCGCATATCATACATGGTTCTTAATTCATATTTAGTAAGCTTTGCACCTGGAAAAACTGAAGCTACAAAATCTAGACAATAATATGGAATATAAGATGTTTCTATATTCCAAATATCCAAGTCTGGAGATGGTGATTTCAGGTGTTTTACATTTGGCAAAAGATATGTTGCCATTGTTGCGACTAAATTATTTCCTATAACGTATTTCATTTTTTTAACCAGTCAGTTAATTCTTTTTGTGATGGCCATCTTAAATTTTTATCACATTTCTTACATACAACTTTAACCTCATTATTTGCCAAGGCTTTTATACATTCAGTATCATGATTACATGCATCTTGATACTTAGCTATTTCCTTTTTTAGAAGGTGAAGCTGTTTGTTTAGTTCGGTTATGTTTTTCATACGGACAATGTCTACACCCGGAACCACAACAGGTTCCTCGCCTTAAATGATAATGTTCAGTCATTACCATTACTCCTTCATCCCAATAAAAATCGTTAGGGTGAAGTTTTGGTTTTATAAACTCCTTAACGTATAACTCTTGTATCCAATCTCTATGTGATTTCACAACTTCCTCCTGCACATGCTAGTTCGCCAGAAAGATCTGTGTTATCCTCTATTTCTATAACCTTTGATAAATCTACATCACTTAATGACTTCATCATTTCGTCATATTTTTTCTTTTCAATATCCTCAAATGGTGCTTGTGTATATGTTCCACCATTATAAGGTAATACAGATAATCCATTATAATGATTTCTATTTTCCCACATCCATTCTCCTGCCATATCCCATTCGTTATCCTTTAATGAAATTGTCGCAGATACATTATGAGAATTTGAACCGTTTCTATGTCCAGGTTTTACCCATTCTTTTGCTATCTTTTTTACTCTTTCCAATGTACTAAAAGGTGACTCTGTTCTTAAAATAGATCCAGCTGGAGCTTTTTGAGGAACTTGAATTACTGCTGTATCATGGGCTCTAAAAAATTCATCTTCAACTAGCGCTGGATGGTTATCTCTAAGGTATGGATATATAGATTCGTTTTTACCTACTCTTATTCTTCTAATGTAATAGTCATTATGCCATGCATGTATACCTGATGACGTGCCTAGTACTAGCGAAGTAGTACCTGCAGGTTTTACAGTAGTTGTTCTTGCAGATGGATTAACTCCTATAATTTTTGCAACTCTAGAATTTTCTCGTTTAACAACACTTGCAGCTTTTTTCATGTCATATCCTAGTACCGTTCCACTTCCAATTCCAGTCATAGATACACCGATTAATGCTTCTTTTTCAGTTGTTTCTTGCCATATTGGTCTGAGATAGTGGAATTCAGTATAACCAGCTTGAAGTGTTCCTACAAATGCAGCTGTTTTTACTCTTTCATTTAAGTCTTCTTGTGATTCTATATTTGAAACATTTACTTCACACAAGTTACAAAATTGATTTGGTCTCAATGCTATTTCACAGCACGGATTAGTTCCCCAATCCTTGTCATTGTTTAAATATATACCAGGTTCACCAGCTCCAGATAGTTCTACACGTTTCCATAAATCCATAAAAAATTCTTTTGTAATTTTATGTCTCATTAAAACTGCAGAATTATTGGCTCTACCTCTTTGTGGATTCAATTCCCACCAGTTACCACTTTTACAACCAATCATTTGGTCATCATCGGCATTAAATAAACTAATAAGAGCAGCTCTTCTAATACCTCCAGCAAGAACTGCGTCTGCTATGTGGCACACAATATCATGTGTTTCTAAAGTAGTTAAATATTGTCCTGTTTCTTTTTGTTCTAATATTCCTCTAATTTTTAATATGCACTCTTTAAGTGGTTGAGGACCTGGAGCTTTTCCACCTGATGTTACAAGTTGTGCACCTTTTGGTCTAATGTCTGAAAAGTCAAAGTCTACTCTACTTCCTCCACCATTCATATATGATTTCATTAAAACTTTTACTGCATCTGCCCATCCTTCTATAGAATCTCCAATCAAAAATCTTCTTTTTCTTTTTGGCCAAGGTTTAGATATTGCTGGTAATTTTTCAACATGATGTCTTTGTACAGAATATCCAACGCCTGTACCGCCTAATAGCAAAAACATTGTTTCACTAAAAGCGTCAATAGAATCTATAGGAAGATATGCACAATTGTAAATTCTATTTGGAGAAATTTCAATTGGTTTACCACCAAACTGTAAGCTTCTCATTGATGGAAGTACTTTTTTATCGTATACTAATTTATATTTTTCTTCTATTTCATCCTTTAACATTGGAAATTTCTTTTGGTGCATTTCTTTATTTCTTGTCACCAACTCTTCCCAAGTTTCTCTTCTATTTAACTCTGGTACGTATTTTGCGTACTTCATATAAACTGTTATTTCTGATAGTATTTGATTTGATACTTCCATATTGCGCTTTCCCTTTATTATTTTTTGATATTAGATAAAAATGACCGGCTTCTGCCAGTCTATAATAAATATCGATATATACATATTTAAGATTCTTTTGTTGTGGTTAAATTTTCAGAATCATACTTACTTTTTAAAACTTTTCTAAGATATTCAGAATGGTTGTTCATGTCTGCTTGTACATCTTGACCGTCTAGTGAGTCTGGTGCATGTATGTTTATTTGACCATTACTTGCATTCATCATACTAGGAAAAGTAATTCCATCTTGTCCAAATCTATTTTTAATTATATGCCATCTTCCAGTATTGGCTAGTTTGTCTTCTATTTTTCTACTTAATGATATAACAAGATCTGCTGTCATTATTTTTGCATATGATTCTGCAATTTTTTCTGCTCCAATAATGTCGTCACTAAGTGCTGATCTATTTGCTTGTGAGGCTGTCCAGCATGGTATTTCTTGTTCACCAGCTAGACCTCTTAGGTCTTCATAAATATTACCAAGTTCATGTCGTACTTCTTTACCATGTCCTCGTAATAAATCTGCATAATCTACTATTATTAAATCTGGATCGAACCCTTGCATTCTTGCTTTTTCAATATGACTTGCCAATGTATTTACAGTTCCACCTTTAGTTGGATAATATTTTACAATCAATTTACCCTTTAATTTTCCAACAATTTCTTTAACTTCGTCTATGTGATACTTAAGTTCTTGTGCTTGAATTCCACTTAATACAGCGTCGTATCTTAATCCCACATAGGCTTCATTTAACTCAAGAGTATAGTGTATTACATTTAAACCAGCTTTAACTGCAGCTGCTCCTACATTTACTAGGGCCCATGACTTTCCAATACCTGATGGTGCAACAAATACACCAAGTTCACCTTTACCTAGTCCACCATCTGCTACGTCGTCTACAACATCCCATCCGGTTGTTACAGTGTTCCTAACTGATTCTAAATATCTTGCATCTATATCTTCAATATATTCGTGTCCAATTGCTCGCTCTAAACCAGCTTTCATAGCTTCATCAATTGTCATTTTAATTTGTTCAAACTCTCCTCTTGCAAGAAGATTAACAGATTCCATAATTGCAGACTTAAGTACCTGGTTTTTACAAAACTTTATAGTTTGTTCTTTTACAAATTCTAAGTCTGGAGCATCTAATTGTTTATATGAATCTTTAAGATGTTCTACAACTTGTGTTTTCAACATGTCGTTGTCTATTTCTTTTATTTTTACAGACATCACTTCCATAGTTGGTGGTGATTTGTATTCGTGAAAATAGTCTTTGATTGTCTGTACAATACTTATATTGGCTTCTGATTCAAAATACGATGGATCTAATATATCTATAATTTGTTGTAAAAATACCCTATCTTTAAATAGAGAAGCTATCAATTTACATTGAAAGCTGTATCCAAAATTGCTTAATTTGTCTTTGTTCATATTACTTTCCTATGATATTATCTAATGGTAAGAATGAATCTCTTAGCCAAAGAGAAGGATTTTTAAATATTCCATTTAGGTGATCTTCTAATATCATTTTTTCAAATTCTGTTTTATTTAATCTAGGTATATCAGATTTTACAATATTTAATATAGATTCTTTAGAATATCCTGATATGTCTACATCTTGTAATTGCATTAGTTTGTGATTTGTTTCTAACATTTCCTTAGAATCTTGTAATGCTTTAGATAATTGTGTATTATCTCCATGTTCATTGATATATGAAAGAACATCGGATAATTCAATTTGTTTTTCTTCAAAAAGAATAGGTAGTCTTTTTTGTAAAGATTTTGTACCAGCTCCTCTAATTCCTGGAATATTATCAGATCCATCTCCAGTTATACATTTAAGTATTATAAAATTTTTTGATTCTATGCCAAATTCTTCTTTAATAGTATCTCTAGCATACATTTTTTTCTTTGTTGGAGACCATACTTGTACTCTGTCAGATACAAGTTGTAAAAAGTCTCTATCTGTAGACATTAAGATGCATTGACTTTTTGGATATACTTGTTGACAAATGTATGCCATTGCATCATCAGCTTCTATATTTTCTGGTGCTAAAGTTGTTAATGGTAAAGTTTCTAGATATTGAGTTAGTCTATTCATCTGTTGACTCATAGAAATTCTTTCATCATCTATAGATTGAAAGGTATTTGCTCTTGTTAAATGCTTTCTTACTCTACGATTTCCTTTATAGTCTGGAAATATTTTTCTGCGTCTTTGGCTACCACCTTTACCATCAAAACAAATAATAACTCTAGTAGGTCTTATGTTTCTAATTGCATATCCTATTGAGTGCATAAATCCAGTCATACCGCCAACATGTATACCATCTTCATTTGTACTCGGGTTTACTGCAAAACTTCTAATGAATGTATTTAATCCGTCGATGATTAAAATTCTATCATTTTGATGCTTTGTAGTTGTGTCTTCTTTGAGACCTTGTAGTAGTTCTTTGTATCTGTCTTTCATATTTATTATTTATATGTTAAATATAACCAATTTTGTTGACATAAAAAAATCCTGGTTAGTTATTTTAAGAAAAGTTATTAACAGTAAAAAAGCAAGGACCCAATTTTTCAACTGAGTCCTTGCAATTATTGGATATACAGTTTTGCTGCTATCCTTCCGGAATTGGTTCAGTTGATATTTCTACATCGTCAATACCTAGGTCTTCACTTTTGTAGTCCATTACCAATGTGTCGCAAATAAGATTATATATTTCTTTTCTTAGTTCTTCGTCTTCTAATAACGTAGATTTCCAAGTTTTTGAAGTACATTTCCAATCAGTTCCATCTGCTTTTGTGTAAGTATACCATGATCCACCTTGCTTAATCAATTTATATGCTTTCATAATTGTAAGGTAACTACCAAGATCATCTATTCCACTATCAAAATAAATATCGAATTCTGCAGTTCTTAATGGTGGTCCCATACGATTTTTAACAACTACACATTTTGTTTTAATACCTACAGTTTGAGCTTGACCATTAACAGTTGCCTTTATTTGTCCGGCTGGTTTCAGCCTTAGTCTACAACTAGCGTGAAATGCAATAGCTTTTCCACCAGAAGTAGTCCAAGGATCTCCAAACATAACTCCCATTTTCTGTCTAAGTTGGTTTGTAAATACCAATGCAATTCTTTGTCGTCCAATCATGTTTGTGATTTTACGCATTGCTTTTGATAATACAATAGCTTTACTAGTTGCCCAACCGTCTTTACTATAATCTGCAGATTGTTCTACTTTAGTAGTTGCTGCAGCCACAGAATCTACGGCTATTGTCACTAATCTATTTTTTTCACCTTCTCTAACAGTTAAAATGATATTTTCCATTACTTCAAATATATCTTCAACTGTTTCCAATTGAATATAAAGTAATTTTGTAGTATCAATACCTAATGCTTGTAAAAATTCCTCATTTATTGCATTTTCAGTATCAATGTAAACAGCTAATCCACCTTTCTTTTGTGTATTTGCTAATATTTGTGCAGCAACTAGAGACTTTCCTGAAGCTTCTAATCCAGTTATTTCGGTAATTCTACCAACTGGTATTCCTCCATTGGGTCTATTTGATATACACAAATCTAACATAGATGAGCCTGTCGATATCCACTCAGTTAAGTCTGTTGGAGTATCTTCGGATCCGTCAAGAAAATAAGCAACCTTATAATCTTTAAATTTTTTATTTAAAGAACTCGCTAGTTGTTCTGCTAATGCGTCTTTTTCTTGATTTCCCATATTACTTTGCCTCGCGAATAGATTTTAAAAGTCCAGTGATTAGTTCTAAAACTATACCGTGCATTTGTCCTCTACCTTCTAGTTCTTTTGCTAATGCACGTACCATATTGTCATGCTTTTTCATTTGTTCTTCAGTCATTTCTTCTCTCCGTTATTGATTAAATAAGTCATCAAACGCTGCTGATATATCGTCTGTGCTTTTTGTTGTTGATGCTGGTTTTACAGCAGTTGCAGTTGAGGTTGCAGTTGCTACTTTTGCTTGGTTATTATTTTCCCAAGGCAAGTCAGTTGCTACTTCACCATCTGTACTAGGATCTAGCCATTCTTCTAATGCTTTTTTCAAATCATCATATGAAACTTTCTTAAAAATATTAAAAATATCTTCTTGTCCAGTCATAATTTTTTCAGCTATAGCTTTATCAGTTGTAGCTGGTGTTTGATTTGGTTTAACACGAATTGTAGTTTTTGGATAAGTTCCAGCTCCTTCAGATGGAGTAAAGTCTACTACTATATCTCTACCTGAACCTAAGTCTGTAATGTCTCCATAATCTGGATCTGTAATGAATCCTAATAGTTCAGTATATACTTGCTTACCAAATCCCCATAATTTAACACCTTCTGATTCTTGTCCTGTAACTAAAACAGGAACATAAGTTCTCATTTTTGGTTCTAGTTTTTTAGAAAGCTTCCAATCATCTGAATTTCCTGTTGATTTTAGTTTTTCTGAAAATTCTACAACTGGATCTGGTTCACCAAATGTAACAGGCGAAAGATAGTTCTTTTTACCTAAGTCATAGTGAAAGAATAATTCTTGAAAAGGATTATCTTTGTTGTGTTGGTAAGGTACAATCCTTACTTGATTTTTTCCTGGACTTGGTTTCCATAAGTGGGAAGTCCTTGTTGTTTGAGATTGTAAATCTCCGAGTTTGCGTCTAATTGCATCTAAGTCAATTGCCATTTTTTTCTCCGTTTTTGTTTAATTAATAATTAATATAATAAAAATATCTTACACTATAAAACTTTTTGTAAGGTATTTTCATATTTTTTTAAATAGCTTTGTACAGCTAATTCTTTTGCTTTTGATTCTACAACTACATCAATATCTAGTCCATAGTCATTAATTTCGTCAACAATATAATCTGAGTGTGCTTGTACTTTTATTTTACTGACTTCTTTATGCATCTTTGCAATAGTTGGCCAATCTTGTAGTGTTTGTTCTGTTATATTATTTTTTGACATTAGTTCTTCTACAACAAGAGTTTGTTCTCTACGTCTAGATTCTGAATAGTGTGTGCATTGTTTTACATTACCCCATGTTTTTGCAGCAACTCTTAATGCTTCTTCTTCTGTCAAATCTCCAGTACAAAATTGGTGATGATGATAATCGAATACAATAGGTATACCAACTACTTTGTATACTCCCCAATATAAATCTGATACTGAATACATACTTGCTTTATCGTCGTTTTCTACAGTAAGACGGGCTTGAACTGAAGATGATGTACGTAAATAGTTTTTGCAAAATCTGTCAAGTGCAGATTTTTTATCTCCATATGCACCACCTACATGTATATTTATTTTTGACATACGAGACTTTGGTAGACCCATGAGATCCATGATTTGTGCAGACTTATTAAGTTCATTCATTGCATTAAGTACAACTGTTTCATTTGGTGAAGCCAATACACAAAACTGTCCGGGATGAAAGGATAGACGTTGATTATTATCCATTGCAAGCTTACCTACGGCTGCTAGTAGTTCACAAATTTCTTGGTAATCTGGTAAATCTTTGAATTCATATTCAGACATCCATGGAAACATATTGCTTGACATGCGATATACCTTTATATTGTTTTCATTATTCCAATGAATTAGCTGTAATAGATTTTTCATATTACTTACAATTAATTCAGATGCATAGTCAATACCTTTTGCATCAAATGTTTTGCGTATCATTGTTCTGTTGCATGATATGCCTTCTTCTCCGAGAGTCATATTTATACATGCGTATCCTAGTTGTTTTGCCATAGTTTAATTTTATTTAATAATATAATCAATTTGTTTAACATAAAAAAATTCTGAGTTAAAAGTTATTAACATTATTTCCAAAATAATTGTACACATATTATACCTGCCGATAAAATTAGAGAAGTAAAAGTTTTTAAACTAATACCTTCTCCCATAAACCACCAAGTTAAAAGTGCATATGAACTTATTCCTAATGCAAAGCCTAAGAATCTACCAGGCCAAAGAAGTCCGTCAAAATGGTCATAAGCATATCTAGTTGCTAAAATAAAAGCATAAGATATAGTTGAACCACCAACTATTGATAAAATTAAAGGATTTTTGTCAAACCATTTCCAAATAAATTGGCCATTAGTTTGAAACCATATTAAGGTTTGTCCAAACAAGAAAAGCAGGACGCTGAGTGTGAGCTTAGTCATAGGTTAATTATTAGTTATTATTCAGTTATTTTTTATTTAATATAAATATAAACAAAATATTTGACATATAAAAATCTGAGGTAAATATTTTCAAAAACTTTTGGTTAATCCTGCACTTCCCTCAAATACACGAACACCAATATCGTTTCGATCAATTAGTTTAATGATTAAATCTATTGTTATCCATTTTGTCTCTAAACTAAGTTTTGCTCT